CCTGTTTTCGGTGATTTAATATGAAAAGAAAGAGTAACTGTTTTTGCGTCTGATGTCCCCCATCCTAAATGAGCAATATCATAGCCCTCTATCTGAATAATAATATTATACAAATCACCAGCAGCTAAATTATCTGAAGTGTCTGCCGTAGTAACATCAATTTTTAAAGAATTGTAGAAATTACCATTAGGTGTATCCGTTGATTGTGAAATATCTACAACACCAGCCCCAGTATCATACCACTGCATCCTATCCAAGGTGTATGCAACATTTGCCACTGATGAAAATGATGTTCCGCGTTGTGCAATGGTCATCCCGCCATTTATGACCATATTACGACCTGTAATGCCTCCTGCGCTTGCGCTACCAGCTAAGTCTGCAAAATCTCTGGCTCTGCTCATGTCCACTCCTCTGTAGGCGCATTAGGCCAAGTCGGGTTGGCTGGATTGGTTTTACGAATAGTGCGGATGCTTGCTCTGTATGTTTTGAACAAAGCAACACAATCTGATGTCAAGCCGCTGTCTGGTAGTTGTGTCCAGTCTGATGCTTGCAGTATCAACGTAGCTGTCGTCTTTGCATCAATATCTGTTTCTAAGGGCGCACGATATTCAATGTTTTTATAATTAGCCATGTCTAACTAGCCCCTACTAAATGAATAGTCATATAACTCTGACCGCCATACACATTTCTGGAGTTAGAAGTGCTGCCATCGCCAAATTGTATTTGGTAATCTGTAGAAGCTGCCAGCGGCAAGAGAATTGAACCTAAGCAAGTGACAAAACCAGATGAATTACCAGTGCTTATCACAAGAACATTTTGCACTACGGTGCCATCGCTTTGTGCCACTCTCCACCAGAGATAACTGGTTTCTTTTTGCCAACGTAATCCACCCTGAAAATTGTATAGCCCAGCCACAGGAACCTGAAATGTATAAGTTGATGTATTGTGCGTTATGCCCCGTGAAGCGAGAACATTGTTATAAGGAACTATGCCAATAGCGCCCGAACTAAGAGCCGTACTTACCTCTCCACTAACTTCTAAACGAGCATACGGAATCGCCGACATCAGCACCTGACCGCTGCTGTCAATGGTCATAGCCGTTGTTGAGCCAGTAGCTTCTTTGATTGTGCCTACATTCAAACCACTATTAGCTGTAATAGCACTACTAAACGTGCCACCATCCTTGGCAGATACAGTATCCGATACGCTAAATGTATCGTATACTACAACTTCAACAACATCACCGTTCGATAAAGCGGCTAAACCAGCTATCGTATTTGCCGTGCTTGTATTGTAATCCGTGCCAGCTACAAGTGTTACACCGTTCAGCATGACATCTACAAATTCACCATCACTAAATTTTAATGTCTTACCATTATCATCTGTGCCAGAAACAGAAGTCCCTCCTGCACTAGATTGTGTGTAGTAAAACCTAGAGCGCACTCCAAACTGAGGACTTTTTCCTATGTATGGCATTATGGTTTCTCCGGCCACTTAACATCGTCTAATGATGAGTATGTTTTAGTAATGTCACGCAATTTTTGGCGATAAGTTGACATAGCATCTGTTAGGGTTTGGTCTGATAAAGCCAAGTAATCTGTTTCAGCTAACAATCTATTTCTTTCCTTACGCAATGCAATCAAGTTGCCTTCAGCCACAGCCGCATCATTATCGTATTCAACCACGTTACCGTCAGCATCATAGGCTGTGTCGCTTCTAATTGTGACAACTGACGGATTTAGTTTTAAGATGGCTTCGCGCTTCATCCAGCAATCTCCATAAGGGTCATGTGCGCTGTTGGATTCATGTAGCCACCAAAACCAGAGTTAACCGCAACCGTAGAATTAGTATTTTGCGTTAAGAATTGAACTTTATAAGTTACTGAAGAAGTTGTTGCAGGTGAATCTAAATGACACAAAGTTGAACTCCCAGTACTTGAACCTCCGTCTGAATAAGCTACCCCTCTGTAAAATAACTGAGTGCTACCACGCACAAGGTTGACTATACATCCACCTTGTGA